CTCATTTTTCCTCCGTTTGGTATAGGCTGGTAATGCCTCTGGCGCGTTCTCCGATTCCGCGTCAGGGGCTTTTATTTGGTCTTTTGACCGAGCTCACGAATGTACTCGATGGAAGCGCTAGGCGCTTTCGCCTTAACCGCCTCACCGTACAAGGCTCTAAGAGCCTCTATAGACCCGTTAGCGGCCAGAATGTCCGCCTCGTTCTTCCAAAGCCTCTGTGGGGCATCCTCGGGCTGTTTACGGGCGTTTACTTCGTCTAGGGACGCAACCGCTTTAGTGTCTGCACCTGTAGCGGCCACAATAGCCCTGCCCCAAGCGCTCGTTTCGGCCACCATAACCTCGGAGTCCTTCGTGTACGGGGTCTTACCTGGCACTGGCTCCCATGCTGAACCGATACCGGGACGCTGGTCGTCAGGGTAGCGAAAACAAGCTGCGACGTATAGAACAAAGGTTTGTTCGCCGATGGTGTGGAACTCGAGACGGACTTGCTGGAGTGAGCCGTCTGGGTAGGCCGCTTTAAATTCGCGGATGCGTGTAGCGACGTCAACGTAATCTTTGGCAAAAGCCATGTTTTTCTCCGATTCGATTTTGTTATTTTTGGATGTTCTTGGCCGCTAGTGTAGCACTTCCGATGGACAGGACCGCAGCAACGATGTTCATAATCTGCCCGGCCACTCCCTCGGTTGTGAGACCTAACGTAACCAATAGTGGCACTACTGCGCCCACAACTCTATAAATCCAAAGGCGAGTCTCTGCGTCTAGCTTCACTTCTTGCTCCTTGTTGGCTTCTTGGTTGGCGCTGGTTTGATGTAGGGGTGCGCCTGAATGTGTTTGAGTGGGTCGATTAGTTTGCTGGCTATGCACTCGGCTGGGTTCTTGGAGGTCCCCATAGCCAGGTGCAGGTGTGGCCCGGTCGTGAATGTGCCGGTGTTGCCTACGTGGCCGATAATTTGACCGATTTCAAGCTTGTCGCCTTGGCGGAGTATTGGTAATTCTTCGAGGTGGTTGTATTCGACGAAGAAGCCGTCCAGCGTGGATTGCACTAGCGAATGGCCTAACCCGACCGACGTGTAAACCTTCATGACAGTGCCGGCGGTGATGGCTGGGATGTCCGAGCCTGCCGCTGGATGCCAGTCTTGTCCTCGGTGAGGGTGTGAACGATACGCGGCCATAGTGCCGAACGCGTCGCCACGTTTAGACGCTGGGAATGGTTCGATGTAAGTGGCCACTAAAACCCTTTACTAATCATGGTGATAATCACCGAAACGATGACCGCCGAACTAATGCTGGTTATCCAGGCACTCTGCCAGCGAGCTTTCTCGAGCTCGCGGATGCGGCTCTCATGGTCGGCGATGATTTCTAGGCGCGCTTCAATGACCGCTAGGCGGTTAGAGATGTCGGCGAGCAGTGTGGGTGTAGTTGCTCGAGGTGATTCCTCGGGCATTACTCTGTAGCAGGCGTGGTTTCAGCAGGCTTTGGCTTTGCGACTGGCTTAGGCTCGGCTGGCGATGGGAATGGTGCGTGGTCGACGTTGCCCATTTAGTTCTCCTCTGGTAGTAGGGTTGCGTGGCATCCGCCACATTCGGCCTTGACCGGGTGGTCATCGCCGAAATCATAGATGACGCCCTCGTTCGGGCAGTCGGTAGCAGTGCAGATGAACTTACTCATTACGCTCCTTGGTACGTGCATTGGAATGTGATTTGGTGGTTTCCAGCGGATGCCCACGTGAATGGCACTGTGGTGAACTGTGAGGCCTCGCTTAAGTAAGTTCCAGCTGCGTTGTTGGCGTACAGAGCGATGCGGTTCGGGTTTAGGTTCACGATGCGAACCGCGCCAGGGTAGTTGACTCCAGCGGTATTGTCTCGCATGACGCCAATGCCAATAGTTTCGACTGTGTTGATGGCTAGGGCTGGAGCGACCGGTAGCGACACTGTAATTTGAGTAACACCTGAACAGTTAGCGCCAACCGAGATGCGACCCATGTAGATTACTGTCTTGCCGATGCGAGCGTAATAGGTCGAGACCGAGTTGCTTGTCCCCAGCGTGATGCCGGTGAGGGTTGGCGTAAAGGCGTTCCAGGCGATGTCAAAGATTACCCAGGCAGTGCCGTTGTAGATGGTGTAGTGGTCGCTGGCGGTGAGGTAGGCGACCATTCCCTCGGTGAGGACGCCGCTTAGTGCGGTGTCGCGCGCGGTGCTGTTTGTGAACACCATGACCGACTGGTTCATTAGGTAGGTGTTCATGTCGCTTGCTAGGGCTGTTGTCCCAGCGGTGAATGATTTGTATGCCATTAGATTCCTCTCCACAACTCTATCGCGATGTCCCAAGAGTCGGGGGTTATGTGGTGGTTTTGATGCGTTACGAAATAGGTTTCGCTAAAGGTGATGCCGCCGAGGTTGTAGCTGATTTTTTGCGGTGAAAAGAAGTGATTTGCGTCCAGGTTAATCCAGTCCCATAGTTGGCCTTCACGTTTGATTGCGTCGAATGATAGGCCTTGGACTCGGCGCACATTGGTGGTCAGGTTCAGGCGGTCAAGCCATAGTTGAGTGCCGGTTGCGTCGTCGATTGGCACAGTGATGTCGAGGCTAACTGCGCCGTATAGGTCGTAGGCGTCTTGGTTGCGTAGTGTGAGCTGCGAACCGCCAGTATAGGTTGCGATGATTTCGTTAGGTAGGTCGCGCGTGTCGGCCTTCATGGTTAGCCCGGTCATGCAGATGTGCGTTGCAGCTGTGGAGTGGGTTGTCGAGAAGTGGTAATCGTAGGTGCTACTGATGATTGTGCCGAGGTCTTCTTCGCTCAAGTATTGCATCGTGCCGTCAGGGTTCAGGTAGAGTGCCCCGAGACCGGCGATTAGGGCATCCTTGACGATGTCGCCGACTCGAACATTTGTGTAAGTTTTGGCGGCCATGAAGTAGATGTCCGGCAGGATGTTGGCGCTTAATCCGCTGTAGTAGGTGTTTGCCAGGTCAGTGAGTACGTCTGCCGGGTACTTGCTTAGTGAGCCAATGGTGTAGGACGCGACGCGCGTGTTCAAGAAGTCCTGCATCCCGTCGACTGCCTGGATGGTTATGACGTTGTTGCCCTGCTGGTTGTATGCGGCAGAGAAGTCGCGGACAGTGCCTTGAAAGATGTACTGAATGAATGTCGGGTTAGTGTCTGGGATGGACTGGATGCCAATGCGGATGGGTGTACCCGAGTGGATGCGAGCGTTTGAGAATGGGTCGTAGTCTGCGCCCTGCAGCTTGATTGTGGCCACCCCCGCGGATGGTTGCACGAAAATGCCGCTCTCGACTGGGCAACCCTGCCCGATTGTGATGTCAAAAGCCTCACAGTGCAGGTTGGTCCATGCGGTCGAGCCAGTGCCCGAGTCCCAGTTGGCGTTGTCCCAGGTACTTACTCCCCAAGTCATAGCAGTCGCGCTTGGGATTTGGAACTCGATAACAACGTTGTTTTTGATAGAGAAGACGTCGTTAGCCATTAGAACGCTACCGTTCGGCCTCGACTAATCTCGTACCGGCGAATGGCCTGCACGATTTCCTCCCCAGTAATCGACGCCTTGTTGATGTTGATGTTGTAAGTGTTGCCACCCATTCCACCGAGACGGTCCAGCGGAATGATGGCCTCGGCTTTGCCAGCCTCTGCCACGTTGACAAGCGAACCGCCAGGTGAAGGCATGACGATGCCACCCTTAGCCAGGCGAGGGATTTTAATGTGGCTGGCCGTTGGGATTTTAAACCCGACCTCTGCGCCTCCCATCCAGTCAGGTAGTTTGACATGGATTTTATTCAGCGCTTTCGGAATCATGTTAATGCCGTCGATGAAGAAGTTGATAAACCCCTCCCAGATGCCGATGTAGCCGTTGACTAGGCCTTTAAAGAACTGGCCGACCCCGTTGAAGGCTTCAGGGATTTTTCTGGCAAACCCTGCAAAGGCGTCTAGGACTGGTTTGATGAAACCGAGGACACCCTTCAGAACCTCGCCAAGTAGTTTGACGATTGGAACTAGGAGGATTTTTAGAATCTCCACGATAGGTTCGATGACTGGCATGAGTGCTTCGAGGAGGCTGATTACTACTGGCAGGATGTCTTCGATTAGAGGCAGTAGGACTTCAACGAGCTTTAAAAAGATTGGTGCAAGTGCGCCGATAAGTTTGCCAAGTACCTGGGCGATTTTGTCGACGATTGGGATAAGCAGTTCTGCAAGTTTGCTAATAACTGGGAGTAATGCGGCACCGATTGTTTCCTTTAGTTCGTCGAAGACAATTTGCAGGCGTTTCATAGGGTCAGTGCCCTTTTCGGCCGCTCCCTTGAAAGCCGCGCCTAAGTCTTTTTGCCAGTCCGTTCCCTGCTGGGCGATGACGTTGACTTTTTCTTGAGCGATACCGATTTTTTCTAGGGCAGTCTTGGCTTCTTTAGAGTCCGAACCGTATTGAACGATTGCGGCGTTGTAGTCGAGCTGCTTTTTCTCGAGGTCCTTGTTGGCGGTTGTTAGGTCTTTAGCGTTTTTGACGCTGTCGAGCATCGGGATGCCAAGCTTTTGCAGTGCGCCAAAGTTGCCCTGATATGCCTTGCCGAGTGCGGTGGTTGTGGCCTCGAGGGGTTTGCCTGTTGCCGCCGAGGCGTCCATAGCAAGTTTGAGTAGGTCTTGTGCCTTGCTTGTGTCGCCGGTCATGGTGGCAAGTTTTGAGAACGCTGGGCGTAGTTTGTCGTCTGCGACGCCGAACTGGCGCGACATAGCGCCGATGGACTTTTCTACAGCTGCGACCTGGGTGTCGGTTGCCTTGGCATTGTTTTTGAGCGAGTTGGCGAGGAGGTCGCTGGAGATTTTATCTTCAGCGGCGGCCTTGGTTGCGTCGTACAGCCCCTTAGCAACTACAGCAAAGCCAATAGCGCCGAACGCGGCCTTCATCTTGCTAGAAACACCTTCAGCGTGTTTCTGTAGCCCAGTCATAGAACTTTGGGCGTTGTTTATGCCGGTCTTTAGACCTGCCTCGTTAGCAACGAACTTGAAATTTAGAGTAGCGGCCATTCGGTTTCCTGTTGGCTCGAACCTAACGCTTCACAATATGCTTTGAATTCATAAAGGGTTAGGCGCTCGTACTCTGTCGGACTCATGCGAGCCGCTAAACAGAACGTGGCTTTTCGTCGAGCTTGCTCCTCTCTTACTTGTCTTTTGGGTCTTCAGCGTCTCCAAACAGGTCGGTGGCCTCCTGGAGGGAGTAGTCGCCTGCCTGCTCGAACGTGAAGTTAGGGTCGGTTCGTTTCTTGAATACAAAGATAATTGCCTTGAGTGAGCGGCCTCGAGGCGAGTCCTCGGTCATAATGCCGTCGATGTTGCGCCCAGTCAACTGTTCGATTAGTTCGATTTCGTTGAGGGTCATGCTGTTGAAGTCGATTTTTGCCATTAGTCTGCTCCGAGTCCGTATTTGTCGATTAGTTTCTGCATCGCGTTCTCATAGTCGGCGATGATTTCGTCTTTAGTGTAGCCGAGAGCCTTCGCAAAAAAGGGTTGCGGCTTGATGTTGCGAATAGTGCCGGGCTGGAGTGTGCCTCGGTGGCTTGCGCCGACGATAGCCCAGCCCCAGTGAATAGCGTTTGCGTAGGGCACTCGGTTGCTACCTGCAACCGCCTGCGCATACCTTTGGCTCTTGGAGGCTTTCAGCGAGTTGACGAGCGCGCCAGACTTTACCGGGACTAATCCTCGCGCGGTCTTGATGAGCGTTTCAGCCGCCTGCACGTTTGCCTCTACGATGTCCGCCTTGTCTGCCTCAAGGGCCTTGAGCTGCTTTTGTAGCAACGCAAGGCCCTCGATTTTGACAGAACCGCTCAGGATAGGCTCCTGAGGCACGGCTTAAGAGGTCTTCTTGGTGAGACCGAAGTAAACCGGAGGGGTTGCCGATGGAGTGTGGACGCTGTTCTTCACGGTGAGGGTAACGTCGAACTTCATGATGTCGCCCGATGACAAGCTAAGAGGTGGCAGGCTGTCAAAGATGACAGTGCCCTCGTAGATTGGTGCGGAGCTGGTAGCGGTCGAGTTGCCGTTAGGGGCAACCTTGAACGCAACCTCTGTGCCGTAGTTGGCGAACAGTAGCTGGTACAGCGAGGCAGAGTCGCCCGATGCGATACCGGTCAGCTTGAGCTTCCACTCCTGGAGTGGCTGTACCTCGCAAAAGGTCTGCTGGCCGCCAGGTGCGTCGCTTAGGCTCAACTCGACGCTGTCAGCGTCGCAAGCGTAGTCCGTCGACAGGATAGTGAACTTGATGTTTGTTGCTTTGATTCTGGTCGATGCGGCCATGTCAAAACCTTTCTTAGATAGTGATTTGTAGGTCTAAACCGATGGTTGCGGCTAGGTAGTCGTTTCCGTTAGCGACGAGGGCATAAGGCGTGGAGACGTCTTTGAGTCCTGCGTCGGCTGGTAGAGCGTTTAGAGCGGCCTCGATAAGGTTGTCTAAATCGTCAGAGGATGACTCGTTGTCTGCAGTGCCTGCGATGACCTGAAGTTCTAGGTTGATTAGATACTCTTGGCCGACCGAGGCGGGCTGAATGTATGGCGACCCAGAACGGATGACAATAACCGGCGGCGTAACACGCGCTGGAATGTACGAGTAAACGTCCAAACCTGCGCTCTGCAACGTGAGAGCCAGTTCTGCCTTAGCCGCGCCGAGTTCGCTCATACAGCGTGCCCCAGGTAGGGCAGGAGCTGCGCGTAAATAGACCGCTTAGTGTCTAGTGATACACGCATCCCCTGCCCTGTTCCATCTGCAAACTGTGCAATGCCGCTTGGTGCGTTGCGACGATTCCAGTGTTCAGAGGCTACTTGTAGAACGCAAAGGTCCTTCACTGATGCCGGCACAGTAGTGGCAGTGCCGATAATCTCGTTCACCTCGGCGAGACCTGCATCCAGGCATCGCTGTGGGAACGTCGAAGTGTCTTTAGTTCCGACGTAGTCTTTGAACTCTTGAAGAGTCGCGGTCATCGTTTAGTCCTAGGCGGTGAAGTCGAGCTTGACGATGGCGGACTCGAATGGGACAGTGATTGCGGCGTAGCCGTATACTGCGTACGAGTTGGTCAGGGTCGACTGGCCCGAGATGTCGTCCACGAGGCGGACAGGTGCGCCTGCCGACTCGAACACGCGGAGAGCCTGCGAGTTAGCCAGGTAGCCAACAGTGTCGCCGAGGGTGGTGTCAACGATGACTGGCAAGTTCCAAACCGAGGCCTCGAGAGGACGTGGGCTTGCGCCGATGGACTCACCGGTAGCCGATGCGCCGTCAACGCGAACGATTGGACGACCCTGTGAGTCAGCCAAGGTAACGAGGTACTTGTACAGTGCAGGACCAGCAAGAATGAACTCTGGGTTCAGTCCCGAGTTGGTCTTGATGTACTTAGCGCCGTCGATGATGCCCTCGAGGACCGACTTGGCAGTGCCGCCGTCCATGTCCATGACCTTGCCGGTGAAGTCGAGTGCGGCGATAGCCGAAACGACTGCGGCGTTGGTGGCGTTGGCGTAGGCGATGCTCATAGCCTGGAACGCGGTGTCCAGGTATGGGACGCTCGAACGCTCAACGAGCTGCTTCGAGAGTTCGGTCTGGCCTGCGTAGGTCTTGACGGTTGCCGAGACGTTGTCGATGACGATGTTGCCCTGCGAGATTGCAGTGTTCTCGGTCGACTGGACGCCTACAGCTGCGCCGTTGGTGGTTACCTTGGCATAGTCAACGGTTAGTCCCTGTGCTGGGAGTGCACCCTTCGACCAAACGTTCCACGATGGGCGGTTCTGGTCGATCAGGTTGTTGATGAAACCAACCCAGCCTGGGGCGAGGTAGGTGTCAGCCGAGGTGGCTGGCGAGTAGGTGCGGAACAGCTCGATTGCGGCGTCGTCTCCCGTTGCGAGGCCCTTGGCGAACTCGCCCTGGCTACGGAACTTGGTGAACGATGGAGCAGCTGGAGCCTGTGGGGCGGCGGTCGCCTCAACCATGCGACGAACCTCTACGAGTTCATCCTGGATGGCGCGAACGTCGAGTTCGGTGTTTTCGGACACTGGACTCTCACTTTCATTTGGGGTTGCGTCGCTTGGGTCAGTTTCCTGCTCCTCGCGAACTTGGGTGATGGACGCTCCAGCGAACGCTGGTTGCGCGACTACGGAGACCTCGCGGAGGTCAACGTGGGTTCGAGTTACGACGTTGCCGTCTACGCTCTGCTCGATGGGCACAAACCCGACCGAGAACTTGTTTAGGACACCGTCTCGCATGAGGGCGAGGGTTTCGTCTGCGCGCTGAACACCTGCGGTCAGCTTGGCAGTGATTTCGAAACCTGCCTCGGTGTCGCGGCCGTCGATGACCTTGCCGATTGGCAGGTCTTCATGCTGGTGGCCGTAGTAGATTTTAACGTTTTCGACCGAGCGGATTGCACCCGGGGCGAAACGCTCCTGGTATGCGCCGCCGATGTTGGCCGTCTCGTTGTATGGGACTGCGATGCCGCGGATAGTGCCGGCATCTTCGCCGAGTCGGAACTCGACTTCGCGGATTTCTAGTTCAGACATTAAAGTCCTTCCTTGATTCGGACTTCGTCGGGCGTGAGCCAAGGTTGACCGCCGGTTGCGATGTCGTACATCTCCCAGCGAGTCTTCTGGTCAGCCTTGTAGAGGCCTTCGTAGTTGAAACGAACCGAAGTGCCGCGCGGTAGGCAGTTGCTTAGCGCGTCTTCGATTGCGTTGGTGTATGCCATGAGCGTGTGGCGGTAGAACGTTTGCTGTTCGTCGCTCAAGTTTGCGTAGGTGTCGCTCGTGCCGTCGACACCAGTGAGGAGAAGTCTGGCTGGCACACCAAACAAGCGAGCGATAGTCTGCGTGGACTGCGCGGCGACCTGCGTGAACATTAAGTCCTGCGGCGTGGCGTTGATGGTTTGGTAGTCGAAACCTTCGCTCAACACTGCTAGTTGGCGCGTTGCCTGTTTGGTGTGCCAGTTCGAGGTGATTTCTTCGGCCTGCTCTTTGGTGAGCATCTTGCCGGTCTTCAAAACTCCAGTGGGGACGCCGCCACTCGAGAACCAAGTAGCTGCAAAGTTGCGTAGGTCAAGTGCCTGGGCGATGTCGTTCGATGCGGCTTGAATAGGGCCGATGCCTCGAAGGTTGCCAGGTAGTGAGAAGAGGCGGAGGTGTTCGATGTCGCGCGTCGTGTAGGTCGTGCCGAAATAGTCGAATACTTTAGCGCCAGTCGTGCCGGTAGGTCCGTCATAGCGTGGGTTTACGGCCGAGGCGAGAATGAGTGTCAGGTCGTTGACTTGGCCGCGCGAGTCGTAGGACTTGAACCAGTAAGCCTCGCCATGCAGAGCCAAGCTCGAAACGGTCGAGAAGATGAAGTCTTTACGCGACTCGGACAGCGATGGGTTGTTGACCAATACCGGGTTCTCGATTTTGATTTCCAGACCGCCACCGTAGCGGAACGTGTCCAATGGGAGTGCCTTCGAGATTGGCGTCGCGATGATTTGGATGGCACGATACACCGAGGCCAGCGAGAGCGCCGAGGTAGTGGACACAACAGTGTCAGAGCGTAGCGGAATAGGAGGCGGCGCAAGACGATTTTCGGTGGTCTGCGTCGCCCCTAGGAGGCGTTGCCAGATGGAGGCCATAAGTAAACCTTATTTGGTTATGACCGATTCGCGTGGCGTGTCGCAAAACCTTTTCGAGAGGGGTGGGAGCGCCCTGGAGGAGTGAAACTCCCACCACCCAATCGAAAGGAGTTCTATGAAGGGGGTATAGAACCGTTTTTAGTATACACCTCCACCGGACATTGTTTGCGCAGAGGCAACGTATAATGCCCAGATGGTTGCCAGGAGTGCGTCGATGTCGCCGATGGAGTCTTTACGTGAGACCTGCCAATACTCGCCCACGTATTTCGCTACTGCGCGGCCGTTCTGGACTACGAGCAGAGGGTCATTGTTGTGTTTGACTCGGCCGTTAGCAAACATGGCGTAGGCGGTCATGCAAGCGGTATTGATTTCTTTGTTCCAAAGATTCCAAACAGGGATGCCACGCTCTTTTAGTTTGCGGTGAATGGAGTGCATGCCTCGGTCATCGAGGGCAACCGCGCTAATGGGATGCCTTTGGCAGATTGAGACGATAAGTTCCACAAGCTTGTCCTCGGTCGGTTGTACGAGGGACGCCACAAGCTCGGTCTGGTATTCGTCGCCGACGCGTTTGGCCGCCGCGATGGTGGCGTGTTCGAAGTTGCGTGTTACGTCGACGCCGAGGATGCTCATGCTGATGTCGTCGATGCCGTTGCCTGCAGCTTGTCGGAATAGTTCGCCAGCCAGCCATGACTCGCGAGTGCCCGAGATGAACTGATTGAGCGTGTACCGACGGACCTCATGCTCTGGGCTAGTAGTGATGTCTTGCAACACTCGCTCAAGTGGAATGCGGCCACACTCGACCGCTGGGTTAGCGGCCATGATAGCGACCGGGTCAGTTAGTTCCGAGTTGGCTGGGGCTTCCCAGATGAACGCGCCAAAGCGTTCGTTCACCGACGGGTCGGCGATGACTTGGTCGGCGGTGTTGTACAGGTCGATAAGGGTTTTGGACTCGGCGTCGCCAGCCGTTGTAATCATGATGACCATGGCGTTATCGATGGCGGACGTGCCTTTCTTCGCGGCAGTCCAGATTCCAGTCTTAGCGAGGTGGCCTTCGTCGAGGATGCACCTCACCATAGTGATACCCTGCATGGCGGCTTCACGTGCTGGGCTTACCTTGTACTTGCCAGAGCCGTCGGTCTTAGCGATGCCTCGCGTCTCGGTAGTTTTCTTGAACCGCTTCGATAGCCAGGCGGTCTTGTCGATGACATGCTTGACGCGCGTGTAGATGATGGTGGCTTGCTCGCGGCTTGAGGCTAGCGAAATAACGTCGCCCTTGTGGAATGTCAGGGCGTCGAGTGCCAGACCTCCAGCGAGAACGCTTTTGCCCTGTTGCCTTGCCATGCTGATGACGACCTGCCGGTAGCGTAGTTCGCCCGGGTGGTCTGGATGGTCTACCGGGTAGCGTTCGAGGACATGGCGGAGTAGCCACTTCTGCCACTCGTCGAGAGGGATAGGTTCGTCGGTCTCGGGCGTAACCCAACAGAGAGCGAGTAGCTCGATAAGTCGGTCGCCATCGGTCTCGAAGTCGTCGCTTAGTGGAGGCGTGTACCTGGCAGGGTATTGCATTAGCGTTTGAGCAGGTCGGCCAGTGGGTCGAACTCTGGTACGTCGCCATTCATTAGGCGCATGATTTCGAGGATGGTCTTGCGTAGTTCAGCTGCGGTCGAGGTGTTGCCCTTGTCATCGAACTCGGCGGCCAGCCTGAGGGCCATGAGCGCGAGGACTGAAACTTCTGCACCTAGTTCGCGGCCGTTCAGCCATTCTTTGATTGCGTTCTCAATCATGTTGCTCTCGTTCTCTTCGGGATAACCTGAACCTTTTGTGAAAATTCAAGT